GCCGCCAGGTAGCGCAGCGCCGCCTCCTCGAAAGCGTTGAACGCCGGCGTGGGGTGCGCCGGCGCCAAGTGCTTCAGCTCCTCGCCCGGGAACAGGTGCGGCACCCGGACACCGTCGAACTTGATGTGCCCGTCGCGGTGAAACTCCGTCTTCCCCTTGAGGTACTGCATCAGCACGTTCTCGTCGCCGTCCAGCTTGGCGCCCATGGCCTGCGCCACGCTAGTCCAGTCGAAGGACGACTTGATGTAGGCCGCGTACATCGCGTTAAACGCCGCCGCCTCGAGCGACACGCGCGCAAACTTGTCGTGCATGCGGTGCCGCATCAGCACGGAGGTAATGCTGCCCTTGCCGCGCGAGCGCCCCGGCTGATCGTTGTCGAAGACGTGCAGCACCTTCTGCCGGCCCCACCGCGTCTCGCGCTCCACGCGCTGCCAGGTGACAGGACCGCGCACGCCCATCATGTCTCCCATGATGTGCGACGCGATGTGGTAAGCCACGGGCTCCCCCAGCACGGCCATCTCCACCCCCGCGCGCATAGTATCGTCGTTGGACCGCCCCGGCGGGTTAGAGAGCCGCGCCGGGTCCACCATCTGCACGGCGGTGCGGTAGGGCGTGCCGGTCCTGCGCAGCCACTCGGCGGTAGCCAAGATCTCGAACTGTATCATGTAGGTGCGGTACGCCTGCGCGAGCAGGCCGGACAGCCGCGAGCGCCGCGACGCATCCACGTAGCAGCCGGGGTCCTCCGCCCACGCGTCGAACTTGGACTCTATCTCGTCCTCCAGGTCGTCCATCACCTCCGCCATGTCGTCGCCCTTGAGGCCCAGCGCACGGCGGTCTGGCTTAGCGTTCAGCAGCAGCCCCGAGCCGATGACGTTGTCGACGTGCATCTGCACCGCGCCCGACGCGAAGCCGTTGTTGCGCACTAGGTCGGCAGTGCGCCGCGTAAGCGTGTCCGCCTCGTCCAGCAGCTCGCCGTCCGCCGAGTACCGCCCCGGGTGCCACGTCGCCAGTTCCCGCCCGTAGTCCGCGCCCTCGTGAGCAGCCCTGGCCGAGGAGATGGGCCTGCCGCGCTCGTCTACCAGTTTGCTCATCTCATCTCCTTAGTAGCCGAAGACGCGAAACGGCCGGCGCCTCTTTGTAGGGTCAACCTCGCCCTCGAGCTGCGCGATGTACTGGCGCAGCTCGTCTACGTTCGCCTGCGTGAACTGCACCCGCGTGCCCTCGTACTGCATCATCACCGAGCGCTTTCCAGTGAGGAGCGAGTGCAGCGCCTCGCGCGCCTCGGTAAGCTTCTCTGCCGCAGTAAGTGCCGCCATGGCGTTTCCCTTTAGAAGTCGAGTGCGTCGTCAGAGATAGAAGAGTGGCCGAAGTCAAGCGCCGCCCCAGACAGGTCGCGCTCGAACTGCACCTTGCCGCGCGCGTCTACGTCAACGCTGACCGCCTGCGCGCCGCTGATGACTGCGTCCTGCGCCCGCAGGTCGCCGCTGCCGAGCGACAAGCTCAGGCCAGCACCTAAGAGCGCCGCGTCCTCTGCGGAGAGCTGCCCCACCCCCGTAGAAGAACTCAGGCCCTCGCCAACTATCGTAACTTCACCTGCCTGCAGTGCCCCCGCCCCCACAGAGAGCGTGGCCCCCACCCCCGAGACGGCGGCGGCCCCGGCCTGCAGGGCCCCGCTCCCCGTGACCACCGGCACCCCCTCCGAGCCGACAACGGTGGCAGCACCGCTGACGAGAGTTCCAGCCCCGGTCGAGGCGCTGACCCCGGCGCCCTCCACGCCCGCGGCCTGCGCTGCGAGAGCCCCACTGCCTAGCGACCCCGAGGCACCTCCACCGGCGACCGCTGCAGCCTGCGCGCTCAGGCTCGCGATGCCGCTCGACTTCGAAACGCCGACGCCCGCGGCCGAAGCAGCTTGCGCAACGAGCTCCCCGCTGCCCGTGACCTCATCGCCGTCGCCGGCAGTGCCGGTGCCTGCGACCACAGCCGCCTGCGCAGCGAGGCCGCCGGTACCCGTCGAGCCCGACGCGCCCACGCCCTCGACCGCAGCCGCCTGCGCGGCCGGCGTGCCTGCCCCGGAGGAGCCCGAGGCGCCCGCACCGTCTACCTGGGCCGCCTGCGCGGCCAAGGCCCCCGCGCCGAGCGACCCCGAGGCGCCTTCCCCAGCCACGGTCGAAGCCTGCGCGGCGAGCGCGCCGGTGCCGGTCGAGCCCGAGGCGCCCGCGCCGTCTACCTGCGCCGCCTGCGCCTCTAGCGCGCCGGTGCCGGTGACGCCCTCGCCCGCCGGTTCATAGTCGATCGTGACTTCCGCCGCCGTGATCAGGATCGCATTGACCACGTCGGCCGTCTGCACGCTGGTGTGATCGAACACCAGCGCGAGGCGCGCGCCGTTCCAGTCAGAAACGGTGTGCGTTCCCGTCGGACTCGGCGTGAAGCTCGTTAGCTCGTAGGTGTCCTGGATCGGCGAATCGATTGCGGTCGGCGTCGTGCTGATCGCCGTGGTCTCGTCGGCGCGGGTCAGGAACGCGTTAACCGCGCCAAGGTCCACCCCCATATTCGGCGAGTTCGCCCTTCGATGCGCGACCTTGATCGTGATCGAGTTGATCGCATCCGGGTCAAAGTCCGCCGGCACGTCGTCCAACTCGACCCACATCGTCGCGTCGAAGGTGCTCGGGCTTTGGACAAAAGTGTTACCCGCATCGTGCGAATCCGGGTCATCGACGATCTTCGAAGCGAACGTGCCCGACATCGGCTGGCGCGTCCAAAACTCCGTGGTGCCGTCACCAGAGGGGCGTAGCGTGACCGTTGCCACTTAGCCCGCTCCTCGCTTAGACGGCGGGGCCGTAGCCGCCTGGGCCGCCTTCATAGCGCGTGCGAAGTCGTCACGCGCCACGATCGCCCCGTTCTTCACAGTACTCGACAGTCCGTAGTTGCTGTCGCCCCAGCAGATGCCTTTCTGCGGCGGCTTCCACCAGCGCATGACCAGGACGCCGTCCCATGACTCGTCGTCCCACTCGTGACGCGCAGAGTCGCGCGTCGAGCCGTCGGCGAGCCAGACTTCCCACTCCACTGTTCGCTTTCTGCTCAATTCAAGCTGACCTGCGCGCGCTCGTTCAGCGCTGCCAGCGCGCGCTCGATCTTGTCGAGCGCCAGGTTTAGCTCCACCGTCAGCTCCGTGACCTGAGTGCGCAACAGGTCGACATCGCTCTGCGAGGATCCAGGCGGCGGCAGCGGTGGTCGGGAGAACAGCATCACGTCCGAGCCCCACACGTCCATCGAGCGCCAGAAGTCGGTCAGATCATTGTAGAAGTGCACCGCCCAGGTCGTACTGCCGCCGGTGCCATGTGCCCCTCCCGTGCCGGGCGCGAACATCTGCGCCAGCTCCTCCGGCGCGAGCGTCTGCAGGTAATCCGTCACGTTATCCTGCATGACTCGTATGTCGAGCGTCGCTCCCTTCTTCGAGCGCCTTCCAGAGAAGATCGTGTTCCCAGTGCCGAATGCGTACTCCAGCGACAGCAGCGTACGAAAGAACGGCGGCGGCCGCAGTCCCGAACCGAACTTGGAGTCTGCCAAGGCAGTCGCCTCGTCATCCGCTGCTGCGAAGTCCGCGTTGATGGCCCAAGCACGGAATAGCTTCTGCGCCGTCAACGAAGCGCCGCGAATAGCGGAAGTCGCATCCTCGGGACGACCATTCGTGTGTTGCCACATACGCAAGATGTCGAACTGCGCATGGTGCGTGTACTGAACCGCGTGTTGGATATGGCCCTCGCTTTGGTCCCAGTCCCCGTGCGGCTTGATGACGTCCGGGTAGCTGACTGGCCTGTGCTCCAGGTACGCGAGCCCGCGGTTGAACGTGTCGATCGGCAGCGCCTCCAGCCGATCGGCGAGCACCGTCTTGCCGAGAGCGCGCAGCGCGTTGGCGGCGCCGGTGCGATGCGTACGCAAGGCATCGATGTGGTTCATCACGCGCTCGACCTGCTCGGTCCGCACGGACGTGCCGCATCCTTCGCCAGTTACGCAGTTGAAAATGCTGAACATGCGGAGGCTGGTGCGCTCGAGCAGGTGCAACGCCGTCACCGCGTCCTTCGGGTTGTCCAGCGCGGGCGCCTGTGCCGCGAGATCGTGCAGCACGTCCTGGATGACCACCGCGGTCGCGATCACCTTGCGCAGCTCCGCGCGCTCCTCGTCGGTCCACACCGCCTGCGCAGGGAGCGCTACGGCGAACAGCAGCAGCAACACCAACCTGAAAGTCTTCATCGCTTTTCTCCTCTAGTTAAACGAGAAAGGACTACCCAGACCATTTCTCGCCCGTTGCTAATGCCTGTGTGCAACTGCTCAAACTCAGCCCGCCCCCTCGCCTGCATTCTTAGCATCCTGGCTCGTACAGGTGTTACGTATCCCTCCAAGGTGCGCACGTTGCACCGCTCTAATATTTCCTCAAAGCTGCCGCTCAAGGCTACAAAAAAATCAGTGCCTATGGCGTTCTTGAGAATGCCGCGGTCCCCCTCCACGCTGATACGAGCAAAGGCAACGTAGTTATCAGGGTGACCCCCATAAACGCGAAGCGTTACCTCTGAGTTCTCGTATTCAATCCTCAGTTTAGAGGGGTCAGTTACTTCTCTCACTTCACGCGGGCGCCGTGTACGTCAGGCTCGTGAGGCCCACCGTCTGCCCGGCGGAGATCACCACGCTCGAGAGCTCGATGTCCCCGCCGCTGCCCGTGCTCGTCACCGAGCAGATGACCTTGTCCGTAGCCGCGGCGTTCTGCAGCCTCGCCTTGGCGATCGTACCACCGGTGGCATCCTCATCATCGGTGATCGCGCCCGCGGTCGCGACGCCGCTACCGTCGGCGTTACCGAACGCGGGGTTCGAGAAGGTCAGCGTGGCCACCTCCACGTCGCCCGAGGTTTGCATCTCGATGAGGCCAGGAGGGGCACCCTCGTCGAGCTGGTCGACAACAAAGTCGGCCATCCCAGTGCGCACGGCCGCCGGGTGCGTCACGGCCGCCAGGGGCCGCCACGCGGCGGTCAACAGAGCGATGAGTTCCTTGATGATCATGGGGCGTCTCCCTAGGTTACTTTACCGAACCTTCGCCGCTCACCCTGCCTACGCTCGGCACGTCGGGCGAGCCGTAGCGCACCTTGCCCTCGGCGACCCACTGCGGCAGCAGCTTCGCGAGCAGCGCGCGGTTCTCGCGGGTCTTTTTGAGGCGCTTTCCCGGCCCCTGGACCGCGGGGTCGTCGGCCGGCCGCGCCGTGTAGGACAGGCCCTTGCAATAAGCGCTCTTCAGCTCGGGCGAGAGGAAGTCTTTCAGCGGTGTGAATTGCATCGTGCGCTCCTATCCGTTGAGTTGTCGTGCGATGGAAGTGAAATTGCTGGGAGGCTGCGCCCCGGGCTGCGCCGCCGCGCTCGAGGCGGCGCGCAGGTTACGCACGCCCTCCACGTGGGCCAAGAACACCTGCAGCGCCTCGCAGTCCAGGTAGTCGTTCACGCCGTGCTTGATCCACTGCACCGTGCCCGAGGGCAGCCGCATGCGCTGCTCCGCCACGATCTGCTGGCAGTAGTCGTCCGTCACGTCGCGCGGCAGGCGCCACGCCCCGGGCTGCTCCTGCGGCCAGCCCAGCCGGTCGTGCACCCACCCCTTGAAGTAAGCGTGGTCGATGGTCCACAGCTTGAGCCCCGCGTACAGCTTCCGCCCCAGGCGGTCCACCTCCACGTCCGTAGCGGAGTAGAGGCGCAGCGGGCGCTCGCGGCCCTTCGTCGCATACGCGCGGATGCCGCGGCGGTGACACCAGGTGTACACCTGGTCGGTGCGGAACCCCGAGTCGACGGCCACGGCGTTCACGCGGCGCTCCCCCCACTGCCGCTCGGCCAGCTGCGACAGCCGCCCGTACACCTCGAGCTGCTCGGTGTCGCCCCAGAGTTCCTCCGCGT